GTTGATTTTTACCCTATTTCCATGGATTTCCTCCTGAATGTGATATTGTGCTGTTTTACCGCAGCACCCGGGATTCACACATTTACATTGCAGGTCTGTTCTGCTCTTATTAGTTAGTTTTTGGTTTAAAGACGTTACGAATAGGGGTAGAACCCCCTAATCTGACTTTCTTTAGCCTAGATAAGAGACCTATGTAATAACTGAACGTTAATACATAGATTATAGAATGTAATTTAAGTGATATTTAGTCACCACTCCGGAAATTAACCGGTTCCGTAAGTGATGACCGCCTAGATGAATTAGTTGTGGCTACTAATTCGCACGTCTACGCCGTCACCCCGCAGAGTCAACTGTGCGCAAAATCAACAACCTATGTGCTCCTGGTCAAGCAGGATACTGATCACGTAATAGGTGTCTCCAGACATTGAAGCTACGAGAACTATCATCATAATCAATGATGACAGTCTGAGAAGACTTTAAAACATCCGTTTAGGTCCTTCACACCTCAAATATGAAATTGAAGCGTCGTTCGAATTTCTGATACGAAAACTCAGGAAGCTTACCTCACAAACATTTCGCGTAATGTTAGTGACAAATATGTAGTGGAGCTGCACATGTTATCATAATGGATAACAACACGCTGTCGATTGTAAAAATCTTACGATTAAAGTACTCGAACCTACACCTTAGCTTGCAGTAAAAACTGTTTTGGTGTTCTGGATTAAGGTCGCACTGGACCTTACCCAGAGTGTAATGTACGACATGGGGCTGTATCTCAATTTTTTAATTGTGCGAGACAGTACTTTAATGTTTGACAATTACCGTCATTATGACTGGTTACAATTTATTTACGCCGTTGGTCGACGTCGTTGAAGAATTGTAATGCGTGGCTTGTTTAACCGTCCCAAAAGCTTGAGGGACGACTCTTCGAGCAAAATTTTTAAGACCACAAACGGCGCCAAGGTCAGGGTTAATAGCCCCCTTGGCATCGTATAGCAAGAAGTTACTCAAAGCTTAAATTTTAATCAGTTTTGCCCAATCATTTTTATGATTGTTTACGTTTACATGGGATTCATTCACCTTTACATTTCGCAGTCCTCTTATGGACAGTCGAAATGGGAAGCCCGGAAAAAGAATGAGAAAAAGGCGCGTGATCGACAAACACGTGCCGACCGCGAGAAAGAAGCTCGCAAAAAGGAACAACAGAAACGCAAGCAAAGCCAAAAGAAAGCTGAGCGCAAGCAAAAGCAAACTTTGGATTCGCAAGCAAGTTACTCGGAAGCCTTGAATTTTGCTTTGGATATGCCCGACTGGATTATGCAAAACTTTGGCCAATCCTGGCTAAAGATGCGCGAAATTCTTCAAGAATTTCAAATCCCGTCTTTGGGTCAATTACCAACTATTCCCAATTTTGGAGAATGGTGGTATTTGATGAAGCAGAGTGAGGTGCATGAGAAGCTAATGCTAATTGTGCGTATGTTGATCACCCTCGGTTTGATTAAGAAGTTGAGTTTTTCGTACAAGAACTACTCGATTTTTGAGTCACAACCACTTCGCGAGAAAGTTACGATTGTCAGTTTGGTGGAAGAAGTTGCCTCATTCTGCAAATTGGTCTTCGATAAAGTATGGTTGGTTATTGAAAGAAAGGACATTTCCTTACTTTTCAAGAGCGAAGCCAAGTGTGCTTACGATGATGAGTTTACGTTTCTCAAATCGCAAAAAGTTCGAATCGATTTGGGTCGAACAGCCGACATCGACGAAGAGACTTATGATCGTCGTGTGGCTGAGTGCATCGATGCAACTTTGACATATTTGAACTCTTGTGATCGTGGTGAGCGATCTTACTATTCCACTCGCTTGTGTCAACTCCGTGATATTCAATCATCTCGTGTGTTGTCTAAGAAAGAAGGAATTAGGGAGAAGCCATATGGAATCTGTATGTACGGACCTTCTGGTGTTGGAAAATCAGCGATCGTCAACTCGCTGGTTCGATACATTTTGAAGGTTTGTGATAAAGATTACAGTCCACGTGCTGTTATTTCGTTGAATGGTGAAGATAAATTCCAATCTGAATTTTGTACTTATCACAAAGGAGTCATTTTTGATGATTTGTGTAACAAACATTTGGATTGGACTGATGGATCACCCGTGACACCTATTATTATGTTTTTGAACAATATGCCTATGGCAGCATTGAATCCAAATGCAGAAATGAAAGGTAAAGTTATGATCGATCCTGATGTTGTTGTCGCCACAACGAATGTCAAGAGCTTGAAGTCAAATTTGCTTTCAAATGAACCACTTTCTATTAACAGACGTTTTGAGAACATCATAACTCAAACTGTACGCCCGGAATATAGGAAGGATGGTACTGAAATGCTTGACCCCAAGAAAGTCGAACACATGGCTGATGTGCAATTTCCTAATTATGCCTTATTTAAAGTAGAGGAAGCCTATTACAGTACTCCTCCACAAGTAGACGAGGATGGGAATGTTGCACCAAGGCCAGTCCACTTCAGGCCCAGGTATTACAAAGGAAGACCTCTCGTTGATGTTGGAATTGCTACACTTCTTGAATTCTTGAAAGATGATGGACGTGAGCATTTTGCAAGACAACGAAAGTTTGTTGCTGGACAACGTAAATTGACCAAGATTGAATTGTGCGAACATGACATGCCCGCTTGCTACTGTGAGCATTGCAAGTTAGAATCGCAAATGTCAATCCCATATGTAACTGATGTTTCAGAGTACTTGTATGCACTGGAAGGTCGTTGCATGGACTGGGTCAATGATTGTGCTCGACGTTTGTTTGCCACCAGATTTGGGAATGCTTTCCTCGCTTACATGATGCGTGACACGATTTACAATATAGTTTGCAACAGTGTTGGATACTATTTGTCGATTTTGTTCGCAGTTGTATTGAGTGATTATTCCCAGACGAATTTTGGTGCTACCAAAGTTATTGTTGTGACACTCCTATATGTTGGCTACTTGTTAGCTCGATTTTATTGGGAAAGGAATAAGGTTGTGAAGAAATTCACAGAGATTCCTCGTCCATCAACTTATTTCAAACAATTGTCATGGTCTACCAAAGTGAAAATCATTTCCGCTTTGATGTCCATTGGCGTTTGGAAGATTTTGGTAACATTTGTTCGTCGCTGGAAGAAGGTTATGCCTACAGCTCAAGCAGCTGATTTGACTACTATCATTAAGCCTAATGTTGGTACTCCTATCACTCTGCAACCCGACATGAAGAGATATCAGAAGGAAACAGAGTTTTGGGATGTTCGTAGTCGCGAAAAGGCATACCAATTTGGTGATGCAGGTGTCAGTGAATTGTCAAGGACTATATCTATGGATAAATTTGAACCTTTGCTTGGAAATAGGCTTATTCAGGCGAAGAAGGATAATGGTTCATATTGTAATGTTGTTCCACTAAAAAGTAATCTTCTTTTGGTTCCGAATCACTTCGTGCCAAAGAAGACAACTTTTGTAACCTTGAAAAAGGTTGGTGGACACACATTTAAAGATATGCCACTTGATCAAAACGTTGTTCAACGCATTCCAGGAACGGATTTGGCTGTTTGGTATTGCCCTGGAGCAGGATTGCACCGCGATCTTATTGATTATCACCCTAAGGATATTTATGAAGAGAAGAAACTTGAAGTGTACACCATGTACAACGATTCAGGTATTCTTCGAAAATACCCTAAGATGATGGCTCAAAGAGGTCGTGTTATCACCACTGAGGGAGGAATGTTTCAAGGTCTGAGATATTCTTTTCCCGAAGACACTTTTGGTGGTTTGTGCATGGCTCCTCTCATTGGTAATGCTAAAGGAATTCCGTTCATTGCTGGATACCATTTGGCTGGAAGAGGGAAGAATGGAGCAGCTGGTTTTGTCACTAGGCAAATGATCTACGATGCTATTGCCGAGCTTGACAAGAAGCCAGGCGTGCTCATTTCCCACTCTGCGGTCCCATTGAAGACAAAATCTATGGGCATTGAGTTTGGTCCTTTGCAGGCACCACACGACAAGTGTGTTACGCACAATTTGGACATTGATGCTAAGATTAGGATTCATGGTGGACACAACCAACCCCGAGCCGCGCCTACTAGTGCCGTTGTTACTTCAGTTATTTCTGAGGCCGTTAAGTCGGTTATGGATATCGAGAAGCAACACGGTCCCCCTAGTGACATGGCTAGTGAAGAGCACAAGATGCTCGACATTTCTGGGAAAGTTGACACTGCAACAAAATTCAACTCTGAATGGTTGCAGAAGGCTGTTATTGACTACACAGCTCAACTTTCCAAGTTGCCAAAGGAGGAATTGGCCAAGGTTGGCAAGATTTCGGATGATGTGAATCTTGCTGGGTTGGATGGAGTTTTGGGTATCAATGCTATGGAATTTTCTACTTCAGTAGGATTCCCTGGTAAAGGACCTAAGACCCAAGTTGTAGAGAAATCTGATCGTCACGTCGATGGGATTTCTTGTCCACGTGATGTGGACCCTGTAATTTTGGCAGAGATTGCTGAGTTGGAGGCTACCCTCTTGAGGGGAGAATCTATCAACACAGTTTTCAAAGGATCATTGAAAGATGAACCCACCAAACTAACCAAAAAGAAAGTTCGTGTGTTTGCGGCGGCAAACATGCCCTTTGTTATGTTGGTTAGGAAGTATTTCCTCACCACTGCTGCATTGTTCCAGCGTAATAAGAAAATTACAGAATGCGCAGTTGGTACTGTTGTTCAATCTCCTGAGTGGACTGAATTGTTTGAACACATTGGAAAGCACGGTTGGGATCGTGCCATTGCTGGAGATTATGCGAAGTTTGACGGTCGTATGAGCCCCCAGTTTATGTTGGCTGCTTTCAAGATCTTGATTAAGATTGCAGAGGATAGTGGCAATTTTGGTGAGGATGATTTGACAATCATGCGCGGAATTGCCTCCGAAATTTCATATCCTACTTATGATTATTTCGGAACCATTGTTCAGTTTTTGGGATCAAACCCATCTGGACACCCCTTGACTGTCATCATTAATAGCATTGTGAACTCACTTTACATGAGGTACACATACTATGCTATTGCAGCACAGAAGAAATGGAGGCGTGTTCCTCTTTTTGCTACTATTGTTGCGTTGATGACTTATGGCGATGATAATATCATGACCGTGAAGAAGGGTTATGATGATTTTAACCATACTGCCATTGCGGCTGAGTTCGCTAAAGTTGGAATTACTTACACAATGGCCGATAAGGATGCTGCTTCAGTTCCTTTCGTTCATTTGAGTGAGGCTTCATTCCTTAAGCATTTTGCTGTTTGGGATGAAGAGCTCGGACTTTATCGTTCTCCTGTGGAGGATACCTCTATTGCGAAGATGTTGCATACTCACCTTAAGTCTAAGGTTTTGAGCATGGAGCAATCTAGCGCTGAGGCTATCCAAAATGTCGCTCTCAAGTACTTCGAGAGTGGCCGCGAAGTGTACACTAAGCGTGTTCGTCAATTAGAAGAAGTTGCATGTATTGCTGGCATCCAGGGATACGTGGGACCAATTCCCTCTTATGATGAGCGCGTTCAGTGGTACAAGGAGAAATTCGACCTTTAGGTCGGATCTCTGCCCTTGTTGCTGGGGGCTTTATAATACTGGCAAATAGCGTTCCCTCATGCTATTAAAACCAAATAGGGGTACTTGTGTGATAATAACGCTCGGAGTATTTAGGTTCTGCATTACCTAATTCCTGAGGACAGGTGCACAAGTAGATCATTGTATTTCATTATTTAGTGGAGGGCTGATCACCCGAAGAAAATAGCACTGTTATATTTTGATTGATGCCTCATATATAATATTTCATAAATTGCATTTCTAATTCATATAATTCATATAATGAGGTTGAGCTACCTCTTGAAAAGCTCATCCCCCTCCCGGAAGTCGAGGCTCTTGATGAGAATGACTTCCTCAAAGCTCGTGTCAAGGAGCTTAGGAGTAAACTTGACAAAAAGTATCGTCATGTCAAACAATTGGAGAAGCGAATTGGCCAATTGGAAGGGCGATACGAATCCCAATCCAGCCCAGCTGGTGTTGAAGAGAAACAATTGCAGTCGAATGTTACCCAAACAATCACAGCTTTTGCGGATCAAGATGCTGGTTGGACAACTGAATTGGGGGGCACTTATGAACCTACAATGGATCTAGGTATGAACGAACAAGCCGATTTGGCTTCATTTTTATCTCGTCCTATCAGGCAGAGTGCCCAATCTTGGGCGGTTGGGAGCGGTCTATTTTATAGATTCAATCCCTGGACTGCATTCTGTGAGAACGAATTTGTTCGCGATAAAATTAAAAATTATGAATTGTTACGGATGAAACTCCATTGCAAGATGGTAATCACCGGTACACAATTTCATTATGGAAGAGCTTTAGCTAGCTACAATCCTTATTTAATTAATGACCACATCACTGTGGAACGAAGTTTCTTGAATATGGATTTGGTAGCGGCTTCGCAAAAACCCCATATTTATTTAGATCCAGCTAAGAATACTGGAGGAGAATTGTGCATGCCATTCATGTGGCATAATAATTTCCTTGAGATTCCTAAAGCGGATTGGGATAATATGGGTGAGATTGTGATTAAGAGCTTTTCTAATTTGCAACACGCGAATGGAGGAAATGATCCAGTCACTGTGACTATCTATCTCTGGGCCACTGATGTTGTGCTAACCATGCCTACATCTGCTGACCCTCCTATTTTGACGTCACAGAGTAGTCGCCCTTTGAGCGCTAAAAATCAAGCCAATAAAATGTCTGGCGATGAATATGGTTCGGGAATTATCTCAAAACCAGCTGCAGCTATTGCTGAGGCAGCTGGAGCTTTGAGTAAAGTTCCTGTCATAGGACCATACATGACAGCCACCAAAATAGCATCAGGAGCAGTTTCTGATATTGCTAAGAATTTTGGGTTGAGTAGGCCTTCTGTCATTTCTGACATAGTTCTACAAAAACCTTTGCCTGCGGGTAATCTTGCAAATACAGATGCTGCAGATGCTATTCAAAAATTGACTTTAGATAGCAAAGCAGAATTGACACTCGATTCTCGTACAGTCGGTCTTACCGGTGAAGACGAGATGGGTATCACAGACTATGCTATGCGTGAGTCATATTTGACTACATTTAATTGGTCTCCATCACGAGCTCAAGATTCTCTTTTGTTTAATTCTCGTGTCACACCTATGCTTTTCAGTTCAATTGATACCGAAGTTCATATGACCCCCATGGCTCATCTAGCTACGGCTTTTGAGCACTGGCAGGGTTCTATTAAATTTAGGTTTCAAATTGTCAAAAGTAGCTTTCACAAAGGCAAACTTTTGGTTAGGTGGGATCCGAATAATTTTACATCCGCAGTAAATTATAATACCAACTACTCTAGAGTGGTTGATATTGCTGAGGAGGAGGATTTTGAAATTGTTGTTGGATGGGGCAGAGCGCGCCCTTGGTTAGTGTGTGATGAGCCATACACATCGACTGGGAATTTCAGTACAGGTGCACGCCTGCTTGAAAGTCCTAACAAAGCGAATGGTGTTTTGGAAATCACAGTGCTCAATGCTTTGGCAAGTCCTGCTGCTGACACATCGATTTCAGTCAACGTTTTTGTCTCCGCTTGCGAAGACTTTAAGTTGGCTGGACCGACTAATGAGAAGTTGAGAAATTACCACCTATTCAATTCAGAAGTCCCTGGACGTCTGGCTGATGTGGGTATCTTGAAATCTCAGTCAAGCGAACCTGTCATACCTACAAATGAAGAGAGTGACAAACCAACAGGTGCATCCACAATCGAGCCTATAATTGGTGAGGCACCACCTAATGACGAAACATACCTCGTTTATTATGGTGATCCGCCTACATCAATTAGAGAATTGTGTAAACGCTACACATTTACTCGTGCTTGGATGATGCCCAAGGCTAGTGCTGATACAATGCGTATCAATGGTTTGAAGAACAAAAATGCTCCGTACTTTACGGGCTTTGATACTCAAGGCATTAGTCTTGCAGCAGATGGCACTACTGCTATTACAGTGGGATCTAGTGCTTTCTCAAATTGGTTCACTCCCTGCTATGCAGGTGTGAGAGGCGCATACAGGAAGAAGTACATGTTTGAAGACGCCGCCGATGCAGCACCAGTTGTTGTTAGGGACGGTTTCTACAATGCTGATAACGGGACAGTTTTCAGTAGTGAACTTGCGTTCGCTTCAACTAACGCAGTTCAAACTAAGTATCTCTCTTCCAGATACAATGTGTCTAGTGGTGCGGGAGCTGCCTCAACCAATTGTGGTGTGAATAACACCATTGAAGTTGAGCTTCCCTACTACATGCCAAAGCGCTTTAGCGCGGCGCGGGCTGTTAAAGCCCAGGAGTTGGATTGTAACTCTCACTTTGTGAGATCCAGAGCCGTACACGGCGGTTCAGGCTCAGCCTCTCCAAAAATTGTCACCCCTGTCATTTATCAGTATGATGCCACAGGGGAAGACTTTAGTTTGTTTTGTTTCACTGGTGTACCAATTTACTATTATTACACCATGAACGAAACAACCTAAGTCTAGGTATCATACATTTTTCAGAATATCGTAAGAAATCCGTTCTGAAATCTTATTCTAGGATTTCGCTACCATGTTTAAGCTGGGGAACAGCACTCATGGAATCATGTGGATGGCCCACATGTGCGGCGTTAGCGCGTCGTGGGACGAATCTAACTCTTTAAGGAGTGGTCTAGTTGTTTTTAACTTGAGGATTCGTCCTCAGGTGTTTTGAACTAGGCCATAAATTTAAGAGTCAGACGTCTCGCTGTACATAGCCACAATCTGTGTTTTTCAATCCTTCGGGAGGAATTTTCACAGTTTTGCAGTTATGTCGAAGAGCACCATGTGAGTGGTAG